ATGTTGTATGCTTCTTCAACATCATCACTCATGCCCATGATTTGTTTCGCAGTGTATTCGTCTTGGTCGCGCAATGCTCTCATAAGATCAACATACTCTTTGAACCCCAATTCTTTCATTCGAGCCTGAGTTGTTTGAATGTCTGCACCGATTAGTTCCGCAATACTTTCAATGCGGGTGCCCTTCATTTCAACAAACATACTTTTTTCAATATCTTTTCTCAAACTCATTTTTTATCTCACTTGTTTAGACTCTTTAGTCTTCTACTTGCTGGGTTCATCTTTCGTGTCATCTTTGACTTTCTTGCAATACGTGAACCCATTTTCGCTTTTGTACGTGCAAGTGTAAAACGTTTCTTAATATCAACTGGCTTAAAACATGCTGTCGGAGTTGCAACTGTCTTACCTTTTAATCTACCAGCAGAACAACGGTACTTACGAACAATTGTTTTACCCTTACGTGCATAAACAAGTTTCGCTTCCTCTAGTTCTTCTTCTGATATGATTTCTTCTATAAGCATTAGATTACCTTAAATACTGATGTTAGTAGTGCGATTAGAAGTGTACCAAACAATGTTGATGCTGACCATACTACAATTTTCTTTAATTCGTTAAACTGTTCTTTTGTGTCACTCGCAAGTTTTTCAACTGAATGTTCTACACGAACAATACTTGCATCCAGTGCTTTGAAACGTTCATGGTTTACTGCTACATGCGTTTCTAGACTTTCTGTTTCCAACTGCGCTAGTCTTGGGTCGATATCCATTATATACTCCGAAGGCACTTAATTTAACTGTTGCCGATACTTGTATTTATCATTTAGAACGTGTCTATTTATCTTCGCACAAAATAAAGCCCAGAAGCCCGTAGGCCTCTGGGGGGCATTATTGATTTAGCTTACTATTAAAAAGGGAGTTATTCCACAATAACGCGTGGCATTATAGTAGGTCTGACATTGCAAATTCGATATTTGTCACAATTGATAGCAGAATACCATCAATTGTGACACCATCAAATAGCTCACCCAGTACTGCAACCGGGTCGCCATTACGTTCAAAGATACGACCGTGTTCAACTGCAAACTTGAAGATGAAACCCGGACCTACTAGTGAAGGTGCTATACCAGTCAAATCTACACCGATTGGGTTATTCATAATCACCGGCTGTGCTACTAGATTGATTAAGTTAATAACGTCATCAAAGTTTTGCTGTGTTTGATCTGCAATGCTGCCTGTCGCAGTGATATCCAGACCACCGTTTACGTAAAGTGTATAAAAATTAATATTACCTGAAAGATTTTCGCCTGCGCGGGCTGCGCCATGAATTCTTGCCATGATAGTTCTCCATGATCTTATATAGAAGTATTTATACGTTAATTACAAAAGGAAAGACCCAGCAATTGCTGGGTCTTTTTAATCTAGCTTTCGCTAAAAGATTAGTATGCGAAGTCTGTTACTGTCCAGTCTGCACCTAGTGCTGCTTCTAGACCTGCTGCATCCCATGCGCCGTTGTTTTCAACTGCGATACGTGCGCCGTCTGCGCCTAGGATTACAACAGTTGCACGTGTACCAACTGTTTCAACTAGTGTTTTCATGTTTACTGTTGTGTCACCTGCACCATCGTCATATGCGATACCGAAGTGAACTAGTGAACCTGTTAGGAACTGACCTGCGTCGAATGATTCGTGTACTTTTGCTACCATTTTATTTCTCCATAATGTCTGTTGAGATATTGTATCTCTATACTTTTATTTATCTTTTTTGTACCCTAAAGGGTTATTTTGGTTTATTACTTTTATCTGTTGCGCCAAATCTATGAGCAAGACCTGTACGCTGTGTTTTGTATGTGGATTTTGCTAATTGCTTACCCAATTTACCTGCACCATAAATCGCGCCGGCTGCCGCCGCTGCTTTCACAATCGGCTTGTCCCACAAACTCTTTTTAGTATCTGCGCTGTCGTCTACAATATAATTTCCGCGCTTTTGAAACTTTAATAGAGGCTGCATCATTTCACTGCGCATTGCTTTACTACGTGTGTACTGTGTTAAGCGTGTTACAACTAGCGCACGTTGATGTTGATTTAGATTATCCCAATCACCTACTAGTCTACGAATTGACTTTAGCATTGCATCTTGAATATTAAGTCCTTTTTGAAAACGTAAAAGCATACGTTGTTCAAACGCAGGATCAACACTATTCGTTGCAATATGCTGTAGATATTTTTTAAGTTCCTGCTGTGACACTTTAATTCTGTCTATAGCAACCTTGTCTTTGTCATTATCATACGATTGATCAGTACCTAGAAGTCTGTTCAATGCAATATACAAATCTGTACCACTAGTTCTGAAAGTATTGAAGTTACCAAATGCGGCTGTACGTGCTGCATACTCTTTTGCAAGAGGAGCAAAATCATAGTCTTTATTCCACATATTCAGTGTCATCAAATATACAAACGCTAATTCTGCCGCGTCATCTACGTTTACTTCACTTGCGATATTTTTGTTTCTAAACAATCTACTCTCTGTTAGAGTATTGATCAATTGTAGCTTTTTATTTTCTTCCATTATGATTCTCCAACAGTTTTGCTAATTCTTTAACTTTGTCACTCGCATATGTTTGAAAGTACTGTGGTGCAAACGAATGTATAAACAACGCCAGTTCCGCTTTCTTTAATTGAATTAAGAACCACCATGCAAAACGAAAATGTTCCCAGCATGTCATGTTGTTATCTTTATAATGTTGTCTACACTTTTTACTAAACATATTAATCTCTCGGCGCGAAGTTTGCTGCGCTAAATTCTAATCTATCTACAATCTTAATTGCACGACCTAGATGATCTACAATTACAAATCCCTCAGGATCAGTAACTTTGAATGAGCCATCTGGCTGTTCAATGAAACTATCAATCGCTTTGATGTGCTTCATTTGACGCTGGAACATCATTTTGATTGCTTCTGTTTTAATATATGCACGATACATTTGTGCAATGTTTTGTTTATTTTGTTCTAGGAAATCTAGTGTTTGCTGCTTTGCTGCTAGTTTCGCTTGTCCAGCTTTACCTTCAGGACCAGTTTTCAGTTTAGCAACATCTGCGTCAAACTTGTCACCCAAACGCTGTATAAAATCTGCTGCAAATTTATCTGCATCAGGTTCTAGTGCTTGGCCAGAACGAATTGGCAAGTTTGCGTGTGCTTTTAGTTCTTGTACTAGATTAATTGGAAGTTGATTGTCTAGAATTTTGAATGCTTTTGCATCAACTGACATACTTGCCAAATCTTTAATTGCTGCGCGAATTGCTGCACTTTCTTGTTTTGAAAGATTTACTTGACCCGATACGTCTTTAATTCTAGCATCTGTAAACCACACTTTTGGGTTTTTACGCAGAGAACTTGCATCGAAGCCAAAAGTCGCTTCCATGTCCTCAATGCTGTCACCGTTATATGCTGTGTGGAATACAATACCCATATCTGCCGCAAGCATTTCTCTTGCAGTCTGACTATTTGCAGGTACCATGTATGTAATAGTGTTTGGCTTAAATGCGATATACTTTTCGCCATCAACTGTTACTTGCTTTAGATCACCTTTAGTAAACAGTAGATCGCCTTGTAGCACACCCTTGATACCTAGATTTTTTAAATTTTCAAGTGACACACTTAGCTTATCACGCAGGCCTTGCTTACTTACTGCTTCACCTTTATTTGTGGTGTCAGGGTGATTTCGTTCGATATCGTCTTGTGTCTTGTTTAGCTTTGCATTCTTTGCGAATACGCCCTTTGTACCAACAAAGAATTGTCCATCTGCCGGATCAGTGCCAGCAAACACCGCAGGTGAACCATCCCACTTTGTAGTAACAGCATCGCCACCACCTGCACCATCAAGAGAATCTAGTAAGCCCGCAAACGTTGTAACAACACGCTTGATACCATCAGTACCATACATGAATACAAGTTCTTCGGCATGATCTAGGTGTGTGTTCTTGCCATCTGCTTCGTTTAAGTCTGCGTCTAATAGACCTTTTGCTTTCAATCTACTGTGAAAGCCTACTTGCTTTAGGCGAGGCTTACGTGGGCCTCTAAATCTACGCTCTAATCCTGCACCTAGTATAATTTCGCTAATCTTCATTTTTTCTTCCCATATGGATCTTCACCCGTCATTGTTGGACGAGCGAACCACAGTTTAAACCATTCCGGAGTTCCAGGCTGAATATTATGCTTACGCTGATACTCGCCTTTTTCCATACCAGTATCAGACATATTTTCTTGTGTATTATCAATCTTATATGGTTGATAAATTCCAGCTAGTACTTTAAGTTTCTTTAACTGTTCTGCAAAATCCATATCATTTCTTCAAACTGCCACAACCGCGTTTAAACTTGCGTGGGTCTTGTGATTTAATACTATTGACTAAACGCTTCACAAGGTCATTCGCAGTTTCCTCGTCATATTCACGTTGAATATATTCGATAAGGTTGATTGCGCCAGTGATGATATGTTCACCTTTTTGTTCAATAAGACGATCCTTCTCGCCTGTCATAGCCAGCGAGTTTAGTTCTTCAAAAAGGCTCTTTCTGTTTCTAGTCATAAGAAAAATCTCCGTTAATGTATTTATCAAATCTCGTCAAATGCAGAACGCGTTTTTGACTTTAACATTGCACGAAGACTTGCGGCAGAGTCATTTTTCTCTGCTGGTTCTTCTGACTTTTCAGTTTTGTTCACAATAGTTTTCTTTCTAAGTGTATCTACTACACTCATAGTAGTTGCGCTAGAATCTACACTACCGTCTTCGGAAGTGTCATCCATAATTTTAAGACTGTCACGATTGAAAATTAGATTTACTTTTGATCCAACACCACTTGATGAACGTGTCTTTAGTAGCTGTAGCTGATATTGACCACGCTCACGCATTGCGTTTGATGTAAAGATACCGATCACGTTATCCGCAGTCTGAATCTTAGAAATACCACCTGCGATGTGAGAGTGATCGAATTCGATTTCTTCGACTGCGCTACGGTTCAACTGTGACGCAGTAACAACCACTGTTTGCATTTCCATTGCAAAGTTGCGAACTTCTTCTGTCACAAATTTGTCTTTGATGAACAAGTCGCTTGCTGGTACTTTCTTTGTTGCTGGCATAAGAAGGTCGAGATAGTCGATACACATACAATCGACCTTCTTACCTGTTTGAATTTGCAATTCTTTTAGATACGAACGCAAATCGTTGATTGTTGAACCAGAAGGGAGATATTTAACCCTTAGCATACCAGATTTTTTGCCTTTTGTTTTAACTTCTAGTTCAACATCATCCAACTCCTTGAAAATGCGTTTTGTACTACGATCTGTTAACATCGCATCCATACGCATCGCAGAGAGTTCTTCCGAAAGTTCTAGTGTAAAATAGACGCAGTTCAGGCCCAACTGTGCCCAGTTCAGTGACATATTCTGCATGAATAGAGATTTACCTGCGCCGGAACCACCTGCAAAAATCGTGATCTCCCCACGATTGATGCCCCCATACAATTTGTCGTCTAGACCTTTCCAGCCAGTGCTGATCTGACCGTTTCCGTCCTTTAGCTTTTCAAGCCGCGACCTCGGATCTTCAAAGTAGTCAGTACCCAATGATCTCGCTAGACCAATCTGTACTGCTTCTTTGATCCTCAACTCCACTTCGCCGTATTTTCCAACTTCCAGAAGATCGGCACTTTCGATGATAGCCTTCTCAAGTGCTTTATGTCTACAAAAAGATTCAAACTCGTCCACAAACCAATCGCTATGTTGGGCCGTATTTGCCAGTAGTTCAACTGTCTGCCCGGTCTCGGCCTTGATCATTTCAATCGTAGGGAGTGTAGCATACTTTTCACTATGCTCAACAAGCATTGTAACAACGTTACGAATACCTCTATCAAAATATTCTGGTTTTACAATGCCCCGAACCCTTGTATAGAGTTCGGGATCAGTTAACATAAACTGTACGAACAGTCTTTGGACATCAATGTTATAATCTTTTATTTCGGACATTCTTATACTATATCAAAATTGTTGATGATTGTCAATTAGTAAGTTTGGATGATGTGATCTACTACACCATGCTTGACTGCTTCTTCTGGTGATAGCCAAACATCTTCTGCTGGTAGTAGATTTTTGCGAATGTATTCTTCGCTCTTACCAGTGCATTTTTTGTAATGCTCAACCATGTTCTTTGATGTTTGTTCAAAACTCTTAACACGTGCATATAGATCAAATTCTTTACCACCAGAACCCGCACTATAAACGTGTGACATGACTGTTGTGTTTTGCGTTACATAACGGTGACCTTTTTCGCCACTCATTAGTAGTAGACAACCACATGATGCTGCCATACCCATCGCATAAGTGTATACTGGGATTTTTGATTGCTTAATAGTATCAATCAAATGCCACGCACTTGCTACGTAGCCGCCCGGTGAGTTGATATACAAGTGAATGATTTCTGGACGCTTGTCTTCTGGCATCAAGTTCCATTCTAGGATCATCTTTACCAGTGGCATACAGTTTTCTTGATTGAATTCTTTGTCCATGAACAGGACACCGTTATCACGTAGATACTCACCCGGTTGCTTGGGTGGGCTTGGTGGCATCATCTGCGGTGGGGGTGGGGGAGGAGTCGGAGTTTCGCGCGGTGTTGGGATAACACTTGGCGTTACTTTTGGCTCTTCCTTCTTTTCTACTTTTTTCTTCTTAGTCTCTTTAGCCATTTTCATGTCCTTATTTTAAGCGCATCTTTACGCTGATTTTTGTATTATTACTTATTCTTCCGTCAATAATACTTTTCAAAGTATACAACTTTCCATAACGCTGTACTGCATCTGCCGCGTCTTTCAAGTCGCTTTCCCAATTTGGGAATGATACACTCCAGCCATTTTCCTGTGCTTGCTTTACTAGTTTCTCGCCCGGCTTATCTCTATCTGGGCAAACGATCACTTCTCCCTTGAATTGATTGATATAATCAATTTGGTCCTGTGACGCTTCGTTAGTTAGTACCCCAACTGCATCCAATGCTGCCGCTTCAATAACACCTTCAACTACAATTAGATATGCAGTGTTTTCTTTTATTCTATCAATATTGTATATAAACCCAGCATTGACTTTCATCATATATTTGGATTCGGCTTTGTTAGTGTAATCACGTGCGCTGTATCCAACTATACGATCACCTTGCCAGAATGGAAAAATAACTCGATTCCTGAATCCAATCTGCGGACTCCAATACGCATCAGTGTAATCATATACCCCGCGCTCTATAAGATAGTGTGCTGCTAAGATTGCACCTTCTGGTGGCTCCTTTTGTCGGATTAATTCTTCTAACGGAAGTGCGTTTTCTGGTAATTCAATATCTTTAAAACTCGGAATACGGGTTGTCTGTGCGCGAGATATGAATAGTTGAGGTCCTAGAGCAAGTTCTTTTTCTCGAATTGCATCAATCTGCATACGCTTAATGTCACTTTCAGTAACACCAAGATATCGCATCAATTTGACGAATTTTTTATTGATAGTTCGCCCATGGCGGTGAGACGCAGTGAAACCGCAGTTGAAACAATGATACGATATTGTATCACCATCGCTGCGTATTCCACCGCGCATCCTAGTATCTGACCTAGATTCACCTTCGTAAACACAACACGGGCAGTTGAAACTCAACCAACCGCCCGAACTTTGTCGTGACTTACCGGGTACGTGCGAATATACTACTTGCTCTAAGTTCATAACAACATTATATCATTAAACAAGTTCGTATTCAAGCCCATAATCTTCCGCTTCGGACAATGTCATTTCGCGGGTACCTGACTTTGTTTTCGCAATTACCATTTGAATGTCGTCTTCTGCGTCAATCAATGCAACATAGTCCATTTCTTTTGCAAGTTCTTTTGCCACGAATCCCCAATACTTTGCCTTGAATTCAAATCGGTGTTCACTTGCCTCCCAATTTGTCCCATTTGGGAACAACGACAGAATTTGATAATCGCTTAGTTGTGTATTGCCCAATTTGTTCAACTGATCGCCTATAGACATGTGCATTAGAGCCATAGCAAACTGAACCGAAATCATGTCATGATTGGTTCCAATGCTTGAAAGAAATGAGCTATCCTCGTCACTACCTTGCATATTCAAAATCGAACGCATTTTTCCTGCTGCGTCTTTTGATTTACTGAAACTGGTATCAAAGATACGTGCTAGTGTAACGGCACAGTTCGTTGAAAGTATATCGCGCTGTTTTTCACTCAAGGTAGACAATTTGATTTGGTATTGAGTTTGAATAAATCGGGTCATCATATGCGCAATGTTCATATCGTTGATGTTCATATCGCCATAAAACGTCGAACTTGCCATTTTTTGATACAGTTTTGCAATGATCTTGGAACCGAATGCAAGCTCATCCCTACCAAAACGATTGACTACTTTTTCAAAAATGTCAGATGTACTTGCAACTGTGTTGCCATGCAAATTGTCGGTATCATTTTTCTCAACAATCTGGATATCTGCCATACGCAGTGTATCGTCTACGATATCTGCAATTTCACGCATTGTAGTTTGCGGCAGACCTGAACGATATCCACGATGCTTGATTGCATTTTCAATTTCAGATGCAAACTCTTGCGCGCCGAATGCTTTGGCAAAACTAGACACGACCACATCCGGTGACTTCCCACGTGCATCAATTTTTACGCTGAATGCAACAAACATCTGATTCAATTGTTCATCGACCGTGATCGACCTAGATGAAATTCCACCAAGAGACGCCAAGAAACGAATTGACATACTTTGCAATCCGTCCGTTGCACTTACTACTAGAGATTTCGCATCATCCCAGCAGTCAGAAAAAACAACTTCAATTGGTTTGGTTAGGTCTTCATCCCAGACGCGTACAAATTCTTGATCTGACGCCCATGCGGTCGGCGAAGCCAGGCATGAGAGGTTTGCCGCTACCACTGGGGTCCGCTGTTCTACTGGAATTTCAATCACACTAGCCAGTGCGAACCCGCTACGAGACAAATCGTGATACCACACACCTGGTGCAATTTCTTCATATTCACCACGTTGTCGCGCCTGTAGGCCTCGCTTCAAATATAGCGTCTCGACACTATCGCTTAGTTCTTGCATTTTTACATCTGTAATGAGTTCCATATTTGTCTTGGAAAAGAGGTTCATTGCATTTGATGCATAATATTTTGCAATAGTAGAAAACTTACAACCGCGTTCTCCTAGTTCAAATCGCAAATTTGGAGGCATATACATACATGTGCTTTTGCGAACTTCTTTTAGTGACTTGAGAGCAACGCTCAGTCGTGATGTAAGGTCTTCAAAATTTTCGTTGCGCATCAATTTTTGTCTCCTCTGATTGCGTTCAGTGCTTCACTCATTGTCCAACTTTCAACTAGCATCTTATCTGACAAAATCGAATCTGTCAAGTTATTTTTTATGTTAGTGAATGTAGTCAACTTAACTTTTTCGCTATGTGCTTGGTTGTCTTCAAATTCCTCAGTTTTGATACTAGCACAATTGTTGCATACACAAACCGTATATTGTTCACCGTATTGTTTGGATCCAAATATATGTTCATTTGTGAAACGTATGTTTAGTTTTTTTGCTTTCTTTAATGCTTCTGCCGGCGACCCGTAATGAATAAGTTCTTGTAACTTTTCAAGTTGCACATCCATATAATCTTTGGTATGGTTGCAATTTAGCTCAGACGGGTCAAGCCCCATAGCCTCATAAAAAATCGGCATACGGCACCATAATCCGTCTCGCTTCTTGTTTGAACTCCATTTGTGTTTACCCTTCACAGTATAGTCATATACTATAGTATGCGCAGGGCAAAATGCCTTATATAACTGCTTACCCGCCTGAACTCCAACTTTATCCTTATACGATTTTGGCAGCGGATCTGGTTTACAGTTACAACTCGGAACAGCGCACACAATTTCATCGTTGTGTGCGTAGCGTCTACGAGGAGGATCGTAAAAGTTTTCTACATATGTACTTTGCATTATAAGGTTCTCATTCGATTACATATTATGTATATAGAGATTCGTTTAATATGTCAAGAAAAAATCCCGACTATTTCTAGCCGGGATCACATTTTTTAATATTTTATATAAATTAGTTTCTAAGAAGAACTTTTGTAATTGAACCTGCTGTTGCAGTGTATTGAATTCTAATCCAGTTTACGTTTGCTTGAATAACGTAGCCCTGAACACCAGTTTCGTTATTGATTGTAATGTCACTATCATACATCAGTCTTGGTGTCAAGTCAAACCAATCGTCTTCTGCTGAACTTGGTTGCACACTCAAATCGCCCTGAATATGAACTACACCAGTGAAGTTGTCAAAGTAAAGAGCGAATGTATGCACTGATTTTGATTTTACTGTGTTACCAGAACCATCAAGAACACTTGATGTATAATTCGTACCATCAAAATAGAAAACAGATGTTTCTTGTGAATCTTCGAATTCTGGATATACATCGTCAACTACTTCTACAACGCCATGTGCGTTGTCATATGTATCAGTATAAATGATCTGTTCTACACCATCTTCAACAGTGTACATAGCAAATTGATAGAAACCTTCAGGAAGCATAATTGTTTCTGCTGTGGTGATTGTCAGCGATGCCATACCCTTTGTTGCGTTGGTTACGACTGGATATCGGAATAGTACATTTTCTCTAGATTCACGATCATACATCTTCCAAATGACTGTTTTGTTTGTCAGGTCAATTGGTTTACGATCCGTATCTTTGATTTTAAATCTTAGAGTATTATCAATACCCTTATGTAGCTTGTGATGTCCGTCATACATTGGCATATTTCCTAGGTAGGTTGTCATAGTCTCAGTGTTGTCACCATCAACACAGACGACTTCAATTTCTCTATTATACTGAAACACGTTATAGTTTATCATAGATGTATTTATCTCCCAGGAGAGCCATTTTTTCCCATGCTAAATAACTGTACGATGATTGATGATGAAAAACAAAAGTGGATACAAGAGAACTATCCGTTCTTCTCGTATGTACGTTATGGAAAAAAAGAGTATGACGACTATTTCGGTATTGTTATAAACACCGATCAAGTAATTACCTCAATATATAACTTCGAAGCAATACCGACACCAGAGTTGAGAAAAGCGTTCATAGAACTTGGAGAACAATGGTGGTGGGAATCAAATAGACTTATTCCAATTAATTTGTTCTTAGGACAGCAAATCAAACACTTCAAACCTTGGATCGTAAATATGAATTCCAAAGATGTTGAAATAGTTTGGGGACCAGAAACAAGTTTAAATAATATCGTTGCAAAACGTATTAAGCGCCGTTCGATCCAACTTGTTCGCAAAATAGATTAAGTTGCACAACAATACTAATTGCGTAAGCAACGGCGTGGGCTTTCTTGAAGTAATATTGATCGTCTTCTGGCCTGATCCACACCTCATTCATAACCGTAGTCCAATCTGAACCCAGCAAGTGTCTCTTGGCTGGGCGTATTATTGCCAGAACCGCTGCTAGTTGTTCTATCGATTTGGGCTTCATCGCTTTCACTACAGAATAATGATTATGAAGGTGTGCAAGCTGAGACACGACTTCTTCGTGTTCTAGAAGTTCCCAAATAGGTTCTTGTGATGCTAGAAAATCTAGATGTTCTGTATCTTTAACTCCATCATACAAACTGTTGTTCAGAAAGTCAAGTTTAAAGTATCCAAGTTCTTCTGCTTCTTTGTAATCTATACTTGCAAATCCAGTAATAGGATCTACTGGAATATCATTAAGATATACACCGCTGTTGTGCTTTTTATGACCCTTGTCACTAATGATACTGGCTGGAATATGCGGGAAGAATTTTAAAACTTCGTCCCGATTAACAACGTCAATATCAATATCAGTGTTAACTTTCATTTCCATACCATAATTAACAATGCCGCATCTTGCTCACTTTTGAAATAAAAGTCTCCGCGAAATGCAACGTAACTTTCTGTACAATTTTCATTGCACCAATCAATCAATTGTGTTAGTACACCTGCGCCGGGTATCATTTCGTTTTCGAATTTTAATGTCGAAACTTCAACCTTGTTCCATTGCATGAATTCATCATTGTCGAATTCTTTTGCAAATTTTCGCAGGTGTTCTACTTTGCCTTGTAACTTGCGTAATCGTTCAAGTCGCTCCTTGACATTACTATGTCGCAAAAGAGACATGTTTATGCTTCCCAAGGAAACTCAATCCAAAGATCATCTGTGCCTTCTGCAAATTCTTCATCGCAATAATCCATCGAAACTTTAGAATTCACGTTGTCGAGTAGTGCAGCAAACTTTACATTGCCATGCCAAACAGTATCCCAGTTTGGATTATCTGGTAGACACCCGCCTTGCCAATCTTGTTTGATCCATTTCATTGCATCGCCACCGCGATTGATATCATCAATGATCAAGATATTCTTTTTGCGATCTGCATCGCTATAAATTTGAGGTATGGAACGTTCTTCTTCACTTACGTAACCAAACGCATCTTCTGCCATCCAGCAGTTACTTTCCGTGTTTTCTTCCAAGTCTTCATTCGCAAGTTGAACGCACAACGTATGCATAGGAATTCCAGTCATATGCGAAAGTAGAACTGCTGGAACAAGCCCACCGCGAGTGATACCAACAATGTAGTCTGGCCGCCAATTGTCTTTATACATTTGCATTGCAATATTGCGTACTGCGTTTTCTACGTCTTGCCAAGTGTAAGTCTTAATTCTCTGAGTCATCTTCTTCTCCATAAAGCAATGCTTCTGCCGCTTTGTACTGATCATACAAACTTTGTAGAAGTTCGTATTTTTCTAACATTTTATCATCTGGTCGCAAAATTGTCAAGCGTTTTTCTATTGTATCCAAACGATCAAACATGTTACGGAAGCTGTATTCTTTTCCGTTTTCGTCGTGAATTCTAATATCAGTTGGGGTTGGATTGTTAGTTTTAAGAATAATACTACCACTTGAAATACTAGAACTAGATACACTCAATGATGAAACATCAATTGTATCATCCGCCAACCAATCGTATGTTTTCTGCGTTATATCATCGTCTACTGTTTCTGTAGAAACTGTATCATCAAAATCATCCAACAGCCACCCATAATCGCCGCATGAAGTTTCTACTCGTGTTCTAGATGTAGAACCACTTTCACGTTCATATACTGTCTTGCCGCCATCTGGCGATTCATAAATCTTTGTCATTGTCTACTTTCTGTATGGTCCAAGTGCCATCTGAATTTTCAATCCATTCAACAGTATCGCCAATTTCCCAACCAAGTTGTGCAATTGTTTCATCATCAAATTCAATAAACAATTCACCAGTTACTGGATCTTCCTTAACTGTCGTCGTCTTCATTGCCATAAAGTAACGCCTCTGCCGCTTTGTATTGTTCATAAATGCTTTGAAGTAGTTCATACTTTTCTAGCATTTCTTTGTTTGGACGTAGAACAAGCAAACGATCTTCAACAAGTTTTTCTAGTTTTTCCAATCGTGTTACAAGTTCTTGGTGTCGGACTGTATTTGGACCAATCGAAGTTGTTGATGTAATATGCGTATCGTTCCAAATATAGTCTTTGTAGTCCCTGTAATCTTTATAATAATCCCAAGAACCACCACTTAGTTTATTTGGGAAATAAGTTAAGTGACCACTAGTGTCTCCCGAATACTTTTCAGTTTTCGCAATTGATTCAATCTTGCCGTTATTATCTTCCATCAACTTGTAGATTTGTTCAATCATCGCAGTGTAGTCTTTATCTTCTTCCATATCAAAGTCCCGCCTGTGCTAATACTGTTTTTACGAAGTCTACATCTTCTGGTTGTTTTCTAAACTTCGTAGTCCAAAATGTAGGTTCGAGATATTCATTGATCATATTCAATTCATGGTCAGTCATTGATGCAATTGCTGCATCGCCGCTATCGCAATTAAAAATAATCCAAGGGCTAACGCGTCCGGATTTGATCCAATGTATAAGGCGCGGCCTACTAATTTCCCTAAAGAATACATTATACGGTCTATCATACTCTCTGCTCCATTGTTCCATCAAAAGAATACCACGTTCTAATGCACGTTCTGCGGTTTCTTTTTTATTCAATTCACGTATGTAGGTTTCATACACCGAATCACTACACCACTTATCTAATGGTACACTATTGTTGATAACAAAGTCAATAAATCTTTCTGGATCAATCGCATTAATATTGATTATGTGTTTACCAAATTTGGTAAATCCAAGATAGTACTGACTTTTCATAAATTCTTCGTAAGTTTTTTCCTTTGAAGCATTTTGAGTAAGTTTATAGAATCGGTTATAAGCGAGAAGTGCAAGACGCGCATATTTTGCATCTTTATTAATCCATCTACGTTTTTGTTCGCATAGATGGACAGTAAGAGTTTTCTCCCTAGCAAATGATTTTCCGCAAAACTTACATTCAAATTTCATTTTTTCTTCTTTTTAGCCTTACCAAAAATTTCTTCAATTTCTTTTTCAAGCATACCCATGTCTTCTGCAACGCGTCTCAAATCATCATCTGAATTCAGTTGGCGAAACAGTGAAATTTCATCACCCTTCATATGAGGATATAATTGTGAAACAAACTGTGAAACACTATCAGTTTTAGTTCTGGACGTTGGAGGTTTAATCCATTCATGAAACTGTTTCTTACCACTACCAGTGAGACACATTAACTTCCACATTAGTTCGTCATGCTTATACAAATCAGTATAGTACTTATTGACGAACTCGTTTGTGTTTAGTAGCGCATCATCCGCTCCAGAACCTTTTACACTACTTGCATATCGCAAAAACAACCAACTGGACCATTTCTTTTTATCATCTACTGACAATGACGCATACCAATCGAAGTCTTTGCGATCAATCGCAGCAAGCACATCGTTTAATGGAAGTTTGTTATCTTTAGAAGAAGTCATAGCTGTTCAAGGTGTCTGGGATTCTATTCAAGTCTTTTACGAAATATGCACATCGAGGCTTTTCACCATGCTCTAGTGGAATAGCAAGAATGTGCCCATACTTTAGTTTTGGAAAGAACCATTTTACGTCTGCGAATACATTATTCACTGTAACAGGTTCCCAACCCATTGTAAAGCCCGCAAGTGGATTGGTTACAATTGTATCAAAATCTCGTTCATTGATACTAGTGAGTGGAACAAATTCGAGTTGTCCTAACTCACGATCACCGATCAAAATGTTCCAATCAAGTGGCATTTCAATCTTATGCGGACCAATATTCATACTGATACTTGGTGCATTGAACGTTTCGATAAACACCAGTGGAATAAAGAAAAAGTCAGGTTCTGCTTTATCTGTAACATCCATTACACAATATCGAATATCTTCGATTTCTTCTGGTAACGAATTCATTTCGAAACATTTATTTTCGGGAGTTAGAATTTTCATTAGTAGTTTACCTTTTCTACACTGTATGGGTATTGTGCATCTTTATAATATTTTTTACGTTCTGCTAGATGTCGTTTAGAAAATTTACAACGACTAGTCACATCCCAGATTTGAACAAAGTCTTTATCCTTTGCTACACGAACACCTCGTCCTATTGACTGAATAACGCGCACAAATGATTTTCCAGGCTCAAGTAGAACCAAGTTAAAGATACGAGGAATGTTAATACCCACGGCAGCCACTCCGTAGGTTGCGATAGTAATTGTATTATTTGCTTCATTGATTTCATCGTATGCATCCTTTCTGTCAGCGGTTTTCATTTCACCCTGAACAAACTTTGCATCGGGTATCAACTCTTGTAGAATTTTACCGTTGTTGATACGTCCGGTCAACACAAGAGTGTTACCAGATTTTGATAGTTCTTGTATAAGTCCTGCGAGGTATTTCATACGCGTCTTGTCTTCAAGTAGGAATTTCAATTCACTCTGATAACTTGTATACTCCGCAGTCTCTTGTGTTTGAATTACATTCACGTGGCATTGTGCGAGAACTCCTTGATCCTGTAGTTCTTTTGCTGCAAGACGATTAATCACTTCTCCAAGTGAACTACGTAATGACGCAAATTCCCAGTCACTCTTTGGAATAGTCCCAGTAAGACCCCAACGAATTGGACAGTTTGCAAACACACTTGTAAGCAAGTCTTTTAGAACGTCTGCTTTTGCTTGGTGAACTTCGTCAACCATGATACACACAACACCTTCGATGAAATCCATGATGTTGTCTGATCCTGCTTTAGTCTTCTTTAGCAGGGAATTGAGAGATTGCCATGTACAGATAGTGTGTGTTTTACCAATATCTTTACGATCACCAAAGTATACGCCAACATCCAAACCACAGTTAATGTAATCTCGTTCTGTCTGTGTTACCAAGTCCTTGTTTGGTACAATGACAATTGACCGACCATACTTTTCTACTATGCTTGATAGAGTCGCAGTCATAATGGTCTTACCCGCACCAGTTGCAATCTCTTGCAATGCTTGCGGAGTTTCAATAAATTTATTGATCACTTCAACTTGATAGTCACGTAGACGAATTGGTTCACCTTCGAAAGGGTGTCCTTTGGGCCACACCGTGTCGCCCCAATAGTCCTCACCAATTTCATCAAACTGTAGTTCTGTAGTTTCACGGCGATCATCAATGTCAATATCATAACCTGTTTCCATAATGATAGGAAGAATGTCATCAAGCAGATTGAGGTATGTTCTGCCTCCGATATCACAGAAACGCACAGTACCATCCCAACGTCCTAGTTTGTACGCTGGCATATGATACGCATGTGGTAAAAAGAACTTCAACTTGTCTGAACACTTTCTACGTGTTGCAGGGTCGAGTCCTTCAAGTTTGACGTTTACTTCGTCTTTAATAACGATTGTACATTTTTTCATTTTTATAGTATAACAAATTTTCACCCCAAATGCAAGATATAAAAAAGCGACCGGGAGGAGTGAGAAAACCCGGTCGCTTTGCGATGCTTATGCTACTCGGTTTTTCATACAAGTAGTTTCAGCAAGACGCATCCAACGATCACCGTTGGGAGACATTTTACGCAAGTCTGCAATCTTTTGTGCCATACGCAGTGAGATTTCCCGCAGACGCTTTTGGTTCTTGACCATGAAATCAATGATTTCCACTTCCTGATGCTTATCAAGACCTTTGGTATCAAACAACCCACCGTCACGTGCAATCTGCTTAATACGCAGGATCTTGTCGCGAGTAGAATCCATAGTCAAGTCAAGATAGTGACAACGCGACATAATTGCTTCCAAGTGATCCTTAATCTTCGAAGACTTGACGTTATCAAATTTCAAGTTAGTGATGAAAATCACAGAACCTTTGAATTCGAATTGATCCGGAACACCTTCACGGCGCAGGAAGTGCGAGTCCGAGTTCCACGAAATCTTGCGCTTCTTACCGCTATCAAGTGCAGCCTTAAGAATGTTCAGCGCATCCTCGTTGAACAGAATAGAGTCACAGTCATCCAGAACAACAATGTTCTTAGGGTCGCTATACTTGTAAAGAGTAGCATACAGACCAATCGGAGACATTGTGCCTTTAACGAAAGTATGACGAAGTGGACGATCACCCATCACATCAAACAGCGAATCTTTTTCAAGAATTTGTTCAACGCCATACGTCTTACCAACACCCGGAGGGCCAGAGACGACCATGCCGCGCACAACGCCATCAATCGTTGCTTCGGTCATTTGATCAAGAATTGCAAAGCGTTCTGCAATGCGGTTCATTGCTTCTTCGTCAGATTCTTTAGTTGCACCTACTTCGGTGACACATTCAGGATTTACTTTGACGCGCATCTTATCACGCTCAAATTCGGTACCTGTACCATCTACAGTGATGAAGAACGTACCGTCTTTTGCCTCTTTCATCGGTGAAACAACGGGAAACACCCCGCTGACTTCTTGATTGCGATAGAAGCCATTTTCGATTTGTACTACAGCCATGAATCTCACTCCTTTGCTGTTATGTCATTAACTTACAGATTGTTTATAGCGCGATTCGCTACAATTGTCAAGAATTAATAATCGCGTTCGGTTTCAAGTAGAACGCCAAACACGAACATTAGCATAAGACCTGGGAATGCAAATGCTGCAACTACCCACAACGAAGTATCATCTGTTGCACTGACACCTACAACGAGCATCATCAAACCAACGAATACTAATACTGCACGAATCCAACCCATGATTATTTCCTCTCTTTTCTGACTACTCTATTAATATAGCATGATTCGTCGCATTGTCAAGAATTTAATCCGGCTTCCTCTGTATTTTCTGATGATGAATAATACTTTTCCACATCGTCCCCTAGTGTTGAATTTACATCAAAACCATCAGTAATTGATAGTGCAATATATTTTGCAAATTCTGCGGTTTGAACCGACGACATATGGTTAAACCTACGGTGATGTATTTCTGAATGTGTGCGGAAT